TTCATCTGCTCGGCCAGATCGTCCAGACTGCGAAACGTCCCCAATGCTGGGTTGGCGGCTTTCCATGCCTCCATGTCCATCAGGTCGCAGTCGGCGGGCGCTTCGTACACGCGGCACACAATGCGCGGGTCGTTGCTTTTCTTCGCGTCGTCAATCCAGATAGAAAGCAGGTCAGCATCACTTGCGGCTTGGGTAGAGATGGCGATCAGCAGCGGCGCGGCGTGTGCGCCTTGGCTGGTCGTTATCGCATCCACAAAATCAGACTGGGGGCCGCGTACCTGTCCCACTTCGTCCAAGATGGCAAGCACTGGGCTAAGGCCGTGGGCTGTGCGCCCATCAGCCGCCAATGCTCTAAATTCCACGTTCAGGGGCAGGCCAATCAATCGCTTGCTCGATGGGATGATGCGCACCAGGCCGGATAGCTTCGGGCTTTGCTGCACCATCTTGCAGGCCAAGTTAAACACCAAGGCGGCTTGGTCGCGGCTCATGGCTCCAGACACGATCTGGCTGTTTTGCTTGGCCTCGGGGCCGATTAGGTGGGCCAGCAGAATGCCAGCGATCAGGCCAGACTTACCGTTTTTGCGGGCAATGCTCAGGATGCCTCGGCGCGTGCCGTGCGGGTTGTCGTACACATCGCGGATAAATTCCTTTTGGAAGTCATCCAGCACCAAAGGCTTGCCCACGGCAGCGCCCTCGGGGGTCACACAGTACCGCTCGATGAATTGAATAACGCGATCGGCTCTTGTCATGGTCGGATTTCAAATCTGGGCAAGTCGCGGGCGCGTGCGTGACTGGTCATCAATGCGGCCTAGTTGGGATTAGGGGGTCGGCTGCGGCATCGCCACGGGCTTGGCGCTCCAGCTCTGCGCCCTTGTGAATGTCTTGTGCTTTGCCAACGGTTGAAATGGTGTCAACCTTCAATTGACGGGCTAGGGCCATCACGCGGCGGGTGCTTTTCTCCAGCAGCTCAAAGGCTGGGTTTGCCTTGCCCTCAACAATGAGGCCGTTATCGCTCAGGTTCTCGCGCAGCACGTCACAGTCGGCCATCACGTTGGCCAGCATCGCTGCCAGGCATAGATCAGACTCAACCCATGTATCACGCGGGCGGGCTTTTACGATCACTTCGTAATAGTCCAGATCACGGCCTTTCAGTTTCACCCACGGCGGCGGCATCAGCAATGGCATGGCCACGTTCTCAGCGGCTTGCACTGCGGCTTTTGCGCTATCACTGCGTTGGCGTTTTGTTGTTATCTTCATATGCGCTTTTGATCAATTGACCATTTATTCAGCAGTTAGCAATAAAACAAGGGGGAACAGGCGGTCTATAAACCTAGGGTCCTAGTGATTTCTGAAAAAAATCTCACTCGTTCCAATGATGTTTGCCCGCTGGCCAGCCATTCACGTCGCAACCTTGGCCAACCTGTTTGCCGTGGTCGGCGGCTGTCTTGATGGAATGGCAGGAATGGCAAAGGCTTTGTAGGTTCGCCATGCTGTTGTCACTCGGGTCACCGCTCACATGGTCAACATCAGTCGCAGCAACAAACTGGCCGCGCTCTAAGCAGTGCTCACACAGTGGGGATGCCGCCAGGACGTGAGCCCTCAGCTTGCGCCAAGCATGGCTATTCAATGGAATGGCTCGGCGGCTGTCTGCTTCGCGTCCTGTTGCCTTTGCCTTTGGCTCTCTTGGCAGTGGCGGGGCCATCTTGAGCCGGGGCGGCAATGTCTTAAGGCGGGGTTGCACCATTTTCAATCTGCTCATGCTGGCACCTGTTTGCTTGGGTATGGTTGCGGGGCAGGGGTCGGATTTGGAATCTCTCCCTTTGGCTTATCAATGCCCTCGATGGCGGGCAGGTTCTCCAATGCGCGGGCTTCACTAGGCCGCATCCAACCCGATGCAATGCCACTTGAATAGAAGGCGGCGCGGGTAGTGCTGTCGCCCCTCAGTAAGCCCTCTACGCTGTGTTCTGCATAGTAGGTGCGGCGGCCTGCTTCTGTGAGGCATTTGGAGTAGATGCCTTGCTCCCACATCAACAGCCACCGGCGCAGAGTCAATGTGACGAATTGGCGGTTTAACTCCATCGTGTTGGAGTAGTTGCCGTTCCTCAGATCACCAATGAGGGTTGGGGGCACGCGGAATATGCGGGCCACTTCCTCAACACTGAATTGGCGGGCAGCGATCCACTCAGCATCCTCTAAGGTCTGGCTGATTGGGTTGTACTTGATGCCGCCATCCACTACTGGAGTGCTGCCTGTCCTGTGCTGGCTCCATGCATCACGGATGGCTAGGCGCTGCTCTGCCTTGAGTGCGCCAGGTGCCTCCAAGATACCGGCCAGCTTCGCCCCGTTCCTGAATGTCTCTAGGCCGTGCGTCTGCTCTGCTTGGGCCAGCTCGATTACGCCACGCGCAACACTGATAGGAGACAAACCCAAAACCCCATCAGGGCCGATTCTGTGGCGTAGGTGCAGAACCTCATGGGCCAACAGACGGACAAACTCGCCATTCTTTGAATTTGTGTACTCATAGGCCAATGCTCCTGATTTGAGGCGTACCACTTGAACGTCAGATAAAGGCCAAAGGGCGATCACTTGGCCACTGTTGTCGCGCTCGATGCGGGCAAAGGCATTGCCGGTCAGCAGCACGCTAGCCGTCATCAGCTCACGAAACTCTAGGGCGATTTGTTCCGCATTGGCTTGCTCTTGCAGCACCCGATACAAGGGATGATTGCGGGCCTTTTCCTCACCTTTGAATAGGTGCAGAGGAAGGCTGGCCACTGTCTCAGAGATAGCGGCCACACACGCATACACGGCGCTAATGCCTTGGGCTGTGTTCACATTGACTGGGCCATGTCTTGCGGCTTGATAGTCTTGCCAGTAGCTGTCACCGCCTTGGGCTTGGTTGGTGCTGCGGCGCTCGATCAGTTTGGATAACCAGCTCATGCGCATGTCTCCAGCCAAAGGGCATTCATGTCGTGGGTTCGCTTAGCTAATGAGGCAGAACGCAAGGCCACGGACGTGTCAGAGTAGGCAGGGTTCGCTGTTAGGGTCACTTCAACCAATGCCACGTTGCGCAGCTCGCGCACTGGCTTGGCTCCATCGCTCCAGGCATCACCACCAGGGGCTACGATGAACCCAAAGGAACACCCAGACACATCGCCGCGTTTGACCAGCTCCAGAACGTCATTGCCTGCTGTTGTGTTGGGCAGGTCTACCGAGAACCCCAATCCGGTGTTGTCGGCCCAAAGGCGCAATGTCTGGCTCTTGGTCGTACCCAAAATAGCCGGGCCTTGGTGGTCATAGAGGGCGCGCACATTGACACCGCTTTGCAAAGTAGCGTCAAAGGCTCCAGGCTTGACCAGCTCCATAAATTCGCCAAGGTCGGCGGGGCGGTCGTACACGGCGGCATAGCCCGTAACGGTTCGGCCATTCGATTGAAGGCCGGTTGCTGTGCGGATTTCGATCATTTGCGCGCCCTCCTGCTTAGGCCAGATCGTCAGCGATAACGAAAGCCTTTTCATGGCGGCAGGCAGTGCCTACGGTCGCCATTGCTCGGACTACAACACCGCCACGGCTGTAGGCTGGCTCTGCAAATGGATTCACCAAAATGTCCAGCTCAGACCAGACACCCAGCAGGATTTGCGAAAAGTCGCCCAAAACAGCGGTACTCGCTGGCACTGCCTTGCTTGTCACCATCGCACGCTCAGCCACTCGGCCAGCCTCAAGCAAGTAACCGGGTAAGCCGGCCTCTTTCAAGGTTGCGGCAAACTTGTTTTTCACGGCAGCATTGGTAAGCCATGTACCGCCTAAGATTTCCTCGTCCTCTAGCTTCTGCACAAAGGCCAGGACTGCGGGCCAATCCAGCTTGGCCAGCGAGCCCGATTGAACGCCTATCATGTTCAGCACGCCCAACGGCTGGTTGTCTGCACCAGTGCCCGCAATGATGGCCGTGTCGATTTGCTTGGCGATCAGGAAAGCAAGATCATCACGCACCAACTGTTCAATGGCTGGGCTTGATTGCTGGATAAGCTGGCGGCTCATTTCAGTTTTGCCACCAACGTGTTTAGGCTCCAGACCCACATTGCCGAAGGTCATAGCGCCTTCTGGCACCGCACCACCTTCAGCCACCCAGCCAGTGGCTAGGCCGGAACCGTATTTAGGAATGCTCAGATTGCCAGTCAGGCCCGGCAGCACACGCACACCAAGCGAACGGGCCACCAGCGACTCACGCAATGGGCCAATGTAGAGGTCAGGACGGTGGACGGTCGGCACAATGTCTGCGGCGGTCGTAGTCGTGTTGGCGCGCTTCTCCAGTGCCGTCATGGGGATGAATGCGCCTTGGGCCTTGCGTCCTGTGCGGCGCTCGGCCTCTTGGCTGTATTCACGCTCCAG